TTTAAATTATATGCGTCACTTATAACATATAATCGAGTGATGGTTCCTGGATTTTGAAAGGGCTGCTTTCAAGGCATCCTGGAAGTAAGATTAAATAATCAACCTTCTTCCAATCATAGCAATACAATATCAATTTAACATCACTAATTTATTTGATATTGTAAGATCACATGATTGAGTTTATGCGGAAAAACCGCCCATTGCGTCCATATTTTCAATGGCGCAACGTACTTCACCATATGTTGGTATATATGGTTGCACAAGACATGTTACTTTCTTATTAGCACACAAACTAAAAACGAATTCATCGAATTCTTTTTCACCATGTAGACTAATTTCACGTAATGCTGTCTCAATGTTTGATCTAAGAAGAAATACAGGATCAACTGAATTTCCTCTTATCCAATTCAACATTTCATATATAACACTCTTATCAAGAGGAGCTACATAATGAAGTGTATCACTATCAAACACAAACCGTCTCTTTAGGAAGCTAATTTCATCTATATTTCTATATAAATGCATTTTCCCATCTTTGGTCTCTTCAGTATATTCATGACCAACAAATCTTAACGCATCTGTTAAAGTTTGTTGATTGAAAACATCACTTATATAATCACTTATATTAAGTATATTATCATCACCATAAACTACTGGAGAGACATGTTTGTCAAAACTCATTGTATTAAGTAGACAAACCTTTTGTTTGTTATCTAAGTCACTGTTCTTAATTGCAACTAGATAACCTATGACAAGAATCAAAAGATTATAAACACTGTTAATAATAACAGTGAAAGGATTCCCAGACGGTTGAGAATGAGTCCATTGATATAATGTGTCTCCATATACGTGAATAGAATTCACAATATGTAACCACAATGAATAACGGATTTTCGCATCTTTTTCGTTGTAGTTCTTGTCATATTGCTTATAAAAGTTTTCAATAATTTCATAGACTAACCATAACACTTGTGTATTAAGAGAGCCATCATAATTACTAAAATCTCCTGCAAGCACACGCTTCCCTTTCATAGAAATTTGTCTTACTATTTGATCCCAATCCTCATTATAAGGATTAGTACCAACAGCAATACCATTTTTATTTCTATTGTGCATAATAAATGCCGCAAATCCTAAATAATATTTACGAAATAGCACTACGAAATGCATAGGGCATGCTGAAAACATGCGCGTTTTACCTTCATCAACTTTTTTGATCGGTCTACGCTCATCTTTCATTGTGTCCGCACAAACAACACCAGTAATAATTCCTTTTTCACAATTTTCTTCTAATTCTTGTACAATATTTCTCAATTGTAAAGCTGAAGACGATGTAAAATCGAAAGTTTCACCATTACCCATCCATTGTTGTTTGCCTGGTTTATTATTTTTATATTTAATGTCACTATTAAATGGATAGCCAGGAGATGTTGATCTACATACTGCGGACATATATAAATCTTCAGTGCCCATAATTGATTCTTCATATGTTAATACTCGAGCATATGTGCCATATCCTACATGTTTATGATCAATAAATAATTTATGTTGAACATAGTTTCGAGCCATTTTGCAAAAATTTGAATCAATTAAAGGTGTAATACCACCACATTTTTCTAACCCTTTATAAGCTGGATCTATTAAAACACCATCTTTCTCAAAAGGTTTTAAATGCGCTGGTTTCGTAATAGGTTCACTAATCTCTCCATATATCAAAGATGGTTTTAAAACAGACCTAGAAGCTTGATATAATGGAACTTTAAGTGTTCCTATTTCATTAAATACTCCTTCAGGAAGAGTAACATTGTCATCTTTTAATATACTTTCATCAATATGTAAATAACAATGAACTCTATGAGTATCGTCTACCTTTCTGCTTAACTCATCAATGTGTTGCTGTAATAATTCTTGATAAAGTTTAGCAGAATAACCCTCTCCAGATGAACCGCTTATATGAATACCTACAATTTTACGTGTTAAAGAATTTGACTTAATAATTAATGGTCCACCACAATCTCCTTTCATAGTATCACCATTATAAAGATAGCCAACTCGATGTATATATGATTCATTTTCTACACTAATGCGTAATTCTTGTTCATAATTATGTACATCATAAAGTGATTTTATCACTTTGGCTACTTGTCCATTATCATTATGATAAGATAAAAGAAGACCTTGCATGTTACCTCTTAAACGACCTAATTCATTCTTCTCTATAAAATGTTTAAGAATAGATCTATGTAATACACTATTTCCTTGTGTTGATATATTGAAAATAATCGCATCCATTTCATGTTCTCCATATTTTATTTGTATAGCACGATTAAGACTACCGTCTGAATTAACTAATTCACGTAATTCAAAAGATAACATATTATTATATACTTTCTCAGCATAATTAATACGTGAAAGATTCAATTTAGTAGATAAAGGTGCTTTACGTAACAATAAATATTTTACAAAATGATAAGGAATAAGATAATTGTGTCCTTGTAATGCAATAGCATTACCAAGAATAACATCCTTACCATTATCATTAACATATGTTATACTATACAAATTATTTTTCATGATAGTAAAAGCAGTTTCAACAGCATTAACATCTATAGATCCTTCACTTTCATGAAAAGCACCTGCTTCAATTCTGTGTTTAACTAGTTTTTTATCTTTACCATTAGATGGTGATTGCATAACTTCAATAATATGTTTTTGTAAATTTTTTGTTTTTCCACTAGATGGAGATTGCATTGCTTCATTAATATGGAATGGAATATTTTTAGTATCATTAAGAATATTTTCATGTTCATCAGGATTTGCCATCAATAAGTTAGTTTTCCAATAACTCATACGTTCATTAAAAGACAAATTCTTTTGTTGACTAATCCATTTTGAATTTCGTTCATATTCTTCAGCAGTAATAATATCGCCAGTTATAAAATGTGGTATTTTTTCTTCTTGAATAAAACATTTATAAATAGCAAACATTGAAACAGCTACCGTGCCTAACATAAAAATATATTTTAATGCTGGATATTTATCAAGCATTGTTTGACATAATTGTTTACATTTATCAAACCATGCTTTAATAGATAAGACAGCACTTTCAAACATTGTTTCAGAATAATATAATAATTTATTTGTGAATGAATTTTGAACTTTATTTGATTTATTTTTGAATTCTAAATATTCTTCAGCCCTACTTGAATTTAGTAAATCACATTCTATATCTAGAAGAGATTCACCATTACAAATTCGTTCAGTAATAGTATTTGTAATATCAGAACAATCAAAAAATTCATCATCATTTCCAACTTCAGCTATCATATTTTTCAGTCGTTTTTCCATAAATTCTTTCTTAACATTAAAATCATCTTGTCTCTGTTGTAATTGAGCACACATTAACGCAGAAAATTCATCATAATTAAGAACTTTAGCTGACATATCAGGTTTAAATTGTGTCTTACCAGCAATAACAACTTTCTTATATTTAATAAAATTATAAATTTCAGTCGTTATAGGAACACGATATCCAGCTTCAGCAGATAATTCATCCAGTCTTTGTCTCACTTTGTTGATATCCAATAAAATCTTTTCATTATTTCCTTCAAGTTTCAGAACTTTTCTAAATTGTTCAGCTGGTGTAACTTGATACATATGATCGGAAATTCGATTATAAAAAGCTTCAGGATATGTTAATGATCTAATTGGTGCATTTATATCATTTATTGTCATAATACCTACTTTAGAAGTATAAAAAGAATTTTTATCTTCCAAAGCAGCCATATGTAAATGATAGGGGAAGTCATTCATCTCTCTTATAGTCTCATGCAACTCAGGATTTGGATTTGATACATCATCCACAGCTGCTAAACAATCATCACGTACTACAATGAATTGGCCTTTATAACCGTCCCAAAATTCGGTTTCAGGTTGTCTAGCATAAATCTGTTCATCAATATCACTAGATTTTCTATATCCAGCCGCGTAGCATAAATCTTGTGCCAAAGGATATATTAAACCAGATTTACCAATTTGAGATTCACCAAATAATACTATACAAAGAGGTCGTTGTCTTTGTCCGCCATCTAATGTATTATTCTTATCAGCATAATTGTATAATTGCTCTGCTGTTCTAATATAATTTGATATATTTCTGCATACATCAGGACTACATTTATTAGTAAAAGCCCAATGTCGAAGACGTAAACCTTGTTTCAATAAATTAGATATTTTAATTATTTGTTCGTTTGTTATTGTTTCTTGCTTTTTAACAATAATATCAATATAATGTTCAATATCTTTTATACATTTAATTATTTCATCTTCCATACTAAGAAAACCTTCTGGATTAGGATCAACTTGTTTAATTACAAATTCTTGTACTTGTTTCCAAACTTTACCTAAATCTTTATTTATGTTTATCATTCCTGATAATCCACGAGATATATTATTTGTTTTCTTAGAAAAATTTTCAATAGTTGAATCTTTTGGAAGCTTACCAATAATAAAATAGCAAATAATACTACCTATTAAAGCTCCTAAAGATTCACCTGATGAAAAAAGTTGTGCTTCATGACCAAAGACTTTCTTTATTTGATTAATTAATTGTTCAGGAATTCCAAATAAAGAAAATAATGTGATTATTCCTGTAAGCATTGCAGTCTTATACCATTTTAAATGAGTCATTATACCTATTATTGAAATTAAAACTAAAGTTTTTAAGATATTTGATTGCATATTTTGCAATTTATCTAAAGCATTTCCTGTGTGTTCGTTTAGCATTTTTAAATCTTCTTTAATTTTTAAATCAGCAAATAAAACATTACGATTCACAGACATTTCATTATTTTCAATTAAATTTTTAACACTATCAATAACAGTAGGTAATTGTGTTGTAAGAAAATCATTTAAACGGCGTGTTTCATCAATAAGGCCCCATTGAGCTTC